AGTGTTGCACCATCTGTCTCTCCTGCAGCATTTACGTCTGTTAATTGATCTAATCTACCTGTAAACAAAGACGCAGAAATCCTTGCAGGAACTGTTGTTTCCCCAAGGTTGACTTGTGTCTTTATTTTTGGTTGTGTCTTTACTTTTACTTTAATAGTCATTTGCTAACTTCAGGCGTAATTGTTGCAATTCCTTCCATCAAACGAGTAACATTATTAGACGAATCTACTAATTCTACATCATAAACATATCTACCAGCAACAATATTTGCTGTTTGTGTTGATGTTAAAGATAGAGTTAAATCTCCATTTGCCAGTGCTGTAGTAAATGAAACTGCACTGTTTGACAAATAATGCTTTCTAATCTGACCTCTTGCAGTATACACGTCTGTATTAACAGCAATATCATCTGATCCTGTTAAAGATATTACTTGTGTAAATGTTGAACCTTGATCTATGACCAAATTTATTTTTGCCATTGATGCATTTTTTCCTTGACAATATTTTTTACATTAGTATAATGACTATGTCGGCGAAAAACAATTATACATTCACTAATGATTTTGTTCCTTTTATTTGTGTATTTGATACACCAGGAGTAACTGATACAATACAAGATGTAGCATTCACTGTTGATGTAAATATTCCTAACTGTCCGTTTGTATAAACTAGACCATAATCAGTAATATATCCGTTCCCGGAATCATGAATCACCAATAACTTATTCATTTGATATGCATTAGATGTATTATCTTTGATTGTTATCAAGTATTCTCCACCTCTATATTCTGTTAGAGAAAAATAATCTATTACTTGACTTCCTGTTCCTGATGTTTGAACATTAATTACAGTAGGTGGTGTTAATGCAACACCTCCAATAGATATTGAAGTAGAATTTATAGAAACATTTTGACTCGTGTTTCCAACACTTATTGAAGAATTGATGGTTAATGTGTTTGATGTAACGATAGAACTGTTTACAATACTATTTACAGTAGAATTTCCAACAGAAACATAATTTGGATATATTGCTACATTTCCAACAGATAAAATTGCTCCCGAATCAAATGAAGTATTTGAAGTAATTGAAAGATTTGCTGATGTTGTTGTATTTCCACCACGTAATGTGTTTGCTGTTAATGTCGTAGCAGAGAATATGCCATTTACGGTTGCATTTCCTGTTGCAGTATTTGAATCAACTGTTACTGCTTTTGTTGTCATAGCATCAGCAAGTTCATTGGTTCTATTTAACCAATATTGAAAGGTGCTGGTGTTTGATGTGTTTGCTACTGTAACAGTCATTCTACTTTAATCTTTCTAAAAGAATGTTTAGCATTTGTTTCATTTCCTTGACATCTTTTTTGATACTTTCAACTTCGTCAAGTTTTGTTGTTATTGCTTTTTGATGTGCTTTCTTTTTTCTGTATGCTTGTAGAGCAGCATTGTCTGTATTCAATACTGCACCTTTGTTGTTTGGGTCTCTTATAAATCCATCAGATGTTTTCACTATTTATTCCTTTTATAAAACGTATATTTCAAATTTGTAAACAAATTAGTCGCACATCATTTAATCTTGGAACTATGACCGGATTAGAAGATGTCAAAACAATTTTCAAAGCAACATTTTTGTAACCAATGAATCTTGAATTTGCAGAATTTCTATACTCAACAATTCCATCGTTTCCGTTAGAAGCAAATACATAATACAATGCTGCAGCATTTGTTGTTTCCACCCCCTGATCCAAGGTCAAAGAAGTGCTATTAGCAATGTTTGTAACTGTTCTAATCGCAAAATATGTTCCTGCCACTACTCTGATTCTATCACCAACGGTCAATGCAGAATCAAAAGCAGTTCCAGTTCCTGTTAATATATTGCTGTTATTTGCAATAGAAATTGTTCCTGCTAAAGGAGAATAAGTATCAACATTTGTATTAGCAAACGCAGATTGTGGAATAGAAGTCAATGTATTTGAATTGTATGATGGTACTCCAAACTCATATTCAATGAAATTGTTTCTATCAGTGGGTGATGAATATACAAAATCACCACTATTCAAATACTCTAGTTTTGTCCATGTTTTATCATTAAATTGTTCAGGGTCTTCATTATTCCAAAACTTAGCATACAATGTAACATCTGTACTAACAGGACGATAAGCAGTCATATAAACTCTTAAATCTTCTGCTTCCTGGCCATCAGCAAGTACAATCTGTTTAGAAATATATTTTGTCATAGAATTGCCATATCTAGTATGTTCGTTTGTCAAATCATTGTTGATTTGATTTTCAACGAATAGCATTGCTTTCTTTGACAGATTGATTACTGGAGAAACGAAATCAGATGATGAAGAAAGATCAACTTTAAAATTGCTTGATTTGTTTGAAGATAAGGAAGCAATTTCGTTTGACCTTGACATTGAATGTCTTTCAGAATCTGAAAATTCATATTCTGTATTATTAATTACAGTTTGATACGCCGTGTCAAATACGTTTGTATTCGTTGTTCCCTTGAAAGAATAACTCAGTTGTGTTCTTGAAGGTTCTAATGTTCCAAACTTAGGAACTACTGCATGATATTTGAGATTATTGACAGTTGTAACATTGGCATAAGCAACCAGAGTGTTTGCATTAAGATATGATGTATTGGAAACATCTGGTGTTCTATAAATAGCAATAACTGGATTTGTTGTATTTGAGAAATATGATGTTGAATTTGCAGTAGATGAATCTAACCACAACGTTCCTTCTGCCTCATCAATATATTGAACTCTTCCGTATACCTTTGTTGTCAAAGTATTTGCGACAATATTGGTTGTATTTTGTGTTGATATAGAACCATTTACGGTATATACTATATCACCAATATCAATTGAAACAGAAGAATTTGCTCTGGTAAATCCATTGACACTAATATATTCATCATCTTCATTTTTGAAAATAGCATTTCCTACAGAGTTTATAGTAAATTTTGCTCTGTATAGATTAAATTTGATATCTTCTTTCTGAATAGGAGTCCAAGTTTTTCTATTTGCAGAAATGAACATAATACCAGAATATGGATTTGAGAATACTTGTTCATTGGTTGCAACATCAAATCCACCAGTTTCTCCAACCCAAATATTGTATTCAGGAGAATTTCCATCAGGTTGAACAATAAAGGCATAATCATTGTTTGTCATCAAATAAACCGGATATTCAAGGGTGAATATGGTTTCTGATGACGCATTAGCACTTGTAGTAATAGATGATGATGGTAAATATGCTTTGCCAATAATCCTATTTTGATTTGGAAAATTGTTTTCCATTTCACAGATATACAATTGGCATCCAAGATTTTGATCTTTAGAATAAAAATATACACCAACTTTTGATAAAAACGTTCCTGATACTGTGTCTGGTATTCCAGTAATCAAAAATGATTGAGAGATTGGGTCCCAATATCCTTCTTCAACAACAGTATTTGACGTTGTTGTAATTCTAGATTGTGCTGTTTGGGTAAACGATACTTCAGGTTGTCTGACATTTAGTGTTGTAGATCCTCTTGTTACAGAAACATTGTCTGCTGTATAAGTTGCTTTAGATGCTGTAATTTTTGCGTCTGCGCCAATCGTTAAATCAGAAACATTTGTAAGTTGAAAAATTCTATCACCAGTTCTAAATGTTTGTGCTGGTATTCTAAAAACACCACATACAAAACCATTAGCATCAGATACTAATGCTGTTCCATATGCCCCCGTTTGATTTACAATTCCGTCTTCTCGTCCTTCTGGGAATGTTGTGCTTCCAGACAAAGACCCAGGCGCACAATGAGCATCTACATTAATGTCATCAAAAAATGCATGCAAAGAAGTGTTTGGTTTCATGTTGTATGCAACAAAAGCAACCACCCGACTTCTCATGTATGGTTGTATTGCAACATCTTTAACATAAGAACCAAGATCAATATTGCGTTGAGCAGTATTGACTCTCAATTGATTGAGCATTCTTTCTTGAGTTGTTTGAAATGTGGTTGTCACATCTCTTGTCGCTCTTACCATTCTACCAAGATCTCCTGCCCAGAAATTCATTTCTCTAGGAGGTTCTTCATATATCTGAGCTTCGCCAATAGTTCTTCCTATGAAGGTAGAAGATACGTCTCTCCAGTCACCAAACATTGTAGCAAAAGGACTTGCAGCAAATGCTTCCCAAGGAGCAGATAAATCCAAATTGACATTAACGTTTGGTACCGTGGTTTCATCTCTGAAAAAATCTAATGATGGATAAAGATTAACCAATCCATTCCATTGCCATACAGACTCTGTTGTGTTTCTGATTTTTGTCGCAAATCTTTGTCTGATATATGTTTCATCCGTATATGGAAGAGTTATAACAGGGCCGGTTCTTTGAACATTTGACGAATTTGAAGATACGAATTGAAAATCAATATTGTGTTTTTCAAATATTGGTCTAGCAACGGTTTCTTGCATATCTATTGCAATTTTATATTCAAAGTCACTCACATTTCCGTTATTATGAGAATTAAATGGGTCAGCAAAAATACCATTCTTAAATCGATCTAACCCATTTGCATCTGGAATCGTCACGTTTTTTGCCTGCTGTTCTAACATATTCAGAACAGTGTAATATTCTATTCTTTTGATTCTTTCGTCGAGTGCTCCGATATCTTTCATCGTATAACGACGATTTGTCTTCAAATTTATTTTGATTAAGTTTGTTGCGTTTTTATAAGAATCAAATTCTCTTTTTGTTGCTGATGGATATGCAGGAACAAATGATTCTGCAATGATTGATTGATCATTTTCAATGAATGGCATTTGTGGAATTGTTGCTGGGGTTCCTTTAATAACATTAAAGTTACCAACAGGGTCTATTGTGATCATATCAAATCTTGGAAGATAATATTCACAATCTGCAGTAAGATTTTCGTCTGGAGAAATTAAATATTGTCCAGCAGCAGGTACATCAAAAGAAGTATTTGATGTGCTTGGATTTATCGTAGCATCTGCAATCGTTGTTGAATTGTTGCCAGTATTGAATTTTTTTGGTCTAAAGTCTACTGCATTTCTAAGATCTACACCAAGGTAATTTGGTATATCAATCGTAGTAATAGCAGAAGTATTTGATGTGTTGCTATCATCAATAGGATAAGAATCAACTGAATAAAATCCAGCGCCACCTGAAGTATTAGAAGTAAAATGATCTAATACAACCAAAAATTTCATAGAACTGTTTACTTGTGAAGCATATTCGGGTTTAATAGATAGTCTTCCGTGGTCATAGAAATCATCTCTTTGACCGGTATCTACTACAAACCAATCTACTCTGTCAGGATTTGTGTTGGCATAAGTTGTGCCAAAATAAATGTTCTTTACTTTGTGAATGTCACACAATCCCAAATCCCAAGGACCTACGGTGTTGGTAGTGTTATTTGAACAATCTATTTTTACGTAAATATCTTCATTAATAACTTTTGATATGGGAGTTGCTTGCGTTCTATTGACAGGATACTGACAATATACGGTTTGTGTGCCAGAATCAATTGTTTTTCCGAGAACCCCCGTAAAACTTGTATTTGAATTGATGTAAACTGATGTTAATGGTAATGGTGAACCGGTGACAAAATATTCCGCAACTTTCGCTGAAGCATTTGTTGCTGAAATTGAAGATTCAATTGTCAAATGTGTTGTATTTGTAATAGAAACAACCCTTCTTACATATTGTGTAGAAGTATTGTAAATTCTTATTAATGATCCCTCGTTCAAAGCACTAGTGAAGTTTGTTCCCGTGCCTAAAATTTCAACGTTGCCACTTGAATAAGAAATGGTTCCGGTTAGATTTGCTGTATAAGCATTTGCAGAAACATATATGTTATAGTCTGCCAATCCAGTTCCGGTAATGGTAGAACCAGAAGTTGCATTCAATCTGTTAATACCACCTGTGGCAGGGGTATCAATTGTAACTACGGTATTACCAGTAGTCGCAAGAGTTGCTGTTTTAATTTCATTAATAACGAATGAGGTATCGCCTACTCCGGTATTATTTGTTAATCTTTTGACTGCTTTTATTCCAGTATCGAATACCAGAGATGTTTTTGTTGATTCTTTTAATACTGCTACATCATTTTCCAATACCAAATCTGCTTTTGCATACCCGGTAGTGCCGTTTAGGTATATGCTCTTGACATCATTTGAAAAACTTTTGCCAGAGTTCATTCTAATATTGAACAAATAGACCAAATATTGACAATCTGGCAGTCCTTTAGTACCAGAATAATGTGATATTGCTCGGATGTTTGCATACCCTACAATTGATCCTGTGGGGGATGCTGTAGAACCTTCGTATTCAGAAATTGTATTTTGTGCGGCATCATATAATGTGATTTCTGATAAAGTTTCAAAATTGAATGCCCCTGCAAATTCATCGCAGATTACATAATTGCCATAATTTGCAGAAATAATTTGATTTTGAGCAACTTCGGTTGTTGTTGCTCTAGGTGCTTCAACTTTGGTTGATCCTACCTTTTCAATTCTAAAACCTCGTACATATCCAATACCTGAAGAAACTTCATAATAAAAAGATTGTGTATTGGAAGAATTTGGTATTGCTTCGATCTGAAATGGTTTGACAACATAGTCACCAGATTCTTCGTATGTTTTTCTGGCCAACTGTTGTTCTAATGCATTGTATACTGGTCCGTCTTTTTGTTCTGTGGGTTCTTGTCCATCAAATTCAACAATAGCAAAGAAGTTTTTGTTGTTTGCAGTGTCTGTTCTTGTTTTTGATACTAGTGTTGGCGTTAGTTGTAATCTATGCGCACCAGGAGCATTTTCATTGGGATATCCGAGAGCATTATCGAGTAATGATTCGTCTTGATTCTCATCAATGATGGTTTCTGTAGTATCAAATCCGACTACATAAGAAGACACATTTGTTGAAAAGTCTCTTACTGTAATTGTTTGTTTATTAACTAGACTGAAAAATCCTTTTTGATAAATTGTCCCATCGGTACAACCAATTAGATATGCATAACCATCAGAATCAAATACAGCATTTGATGATAGTGCATTAACAGTATAAACAAGGTTATTAGAATCCAGTGTGCTGAACTTATTTTGATTTTCATTGTAGATATAGATAGTATCACCAGGAACAAATTTATTTACATCATTTCCGTCCAAATCTGTGCCTGTAAATGTATAGTCTAGATAAAATCGGTTTGTTTCTCTAAAAGTATTATTTGCATTTTCTTTTGTGCCATCTTTTGCGATCTTGATCGTAGCACGAACGGCATTATTAGAATCTTGTGAGTTTGTTAAAAGATATTGAATGCTTGTATTGTCTGTGAGTGACGTTGGAAATATGGTGTTGGCAGAAGAACCATTGGCATGAGAAAAGGTATCTTCAACGGCAATAAAGTGTACGTTTGGGTAATAAATAATACCAACACCTTCAACAATAGAACCATCCTTGAAAACGTGATTTCCAAATCTTTCAATTTGAGTTTGCAACATTGTTTGTTGTTGCGTCAGTTCTCTTGCTTGAACCGCAGTTGTTGGTCTATAAAGAATCTTGTAATAGTTTTTATCTGGATCGTAATCGTCATGATAAGGTGGAACGTTAAGATCAGTTTCTATTGCCATTTGTTATACCTGTATAATGATTCTGAATGATTCTATTTGGGTGTTTGATCTCTCCGTTGTGTCTATGTTCTGCACATAGAGAGGATACAAATCTTTTGTATATATATCTGATGTTGAAGCAGCATTCACCGTAATTGTTGTTTGATTGTTGCTTGTATCATATATGACTTCTCCATTAACAAATTGTTTATCTCCTACCAATTTTAAAATGGTGGTGTTGGAAAATGCCACTAATGCTTTAGCACCAGAATTTGCTCCAGTAATAGTATCGCTTACTGTGAACGTGACCGCAGTTCCTGGAGCAGCATCAATCAACCCATTAAATGTGTTTGAAGTATATGCAGTTGCTGATTTTGTTCCGTTTGCCGTGACATTATATGGACTTTTAATAATACCAATTTTGTTGTATTTAATATTTGTTGGTATTGTGTTGCTTTCCCCGTTGGCAAACTTAAAATTGATTGATATTCCTTTGATTCCAAGTTCATTGACGGGATTTGACCCATGTCCGCCAGGAGGAGGTGGTATGCAGGAAACATTTGCTGCTGTTGCCGTATTCGTTGTTGCCAATGCATAAGCAGAAGTCAGGATTGAAACATTTGCTCTTGTAATGCCATATCCAGCATCAACTATCTGAATAGAACTAATTGCATATGTATTTGCATTGACCGTTGCTCTTGCTAGGGGTTGTTCTATTCCATCAGTATTAAAGACAACTCTTGGTCCTATGTAATAACTGGTTGTTGCAGGAATTACTGCAGATGTATTAACAGATGTAGATAAAGTTATGTAAATTCCAGAACCATTTGAAGCAGAACTTGTTACGTTTGCTAACTGAGAAGAATGAGAGTTGGCATAAAAGTAAACAGCACTGTTTGAATAATAATTCAAAGAACTTCCAGCACTATTGCTTATTTGTATCATTGTAGAATTGACAACCCCGGTTACCGTTCCTTGATGAAAAACAGTATACCCAGAACCAGCATCTTGAATATTGATTATATCAATGCCAGAATAATCATATGCAGATTCTGATATTTGAGAGTTTGCATAAATTGGTATGTAGTTATCAGTAGCAAATCTACTATAGATTTTGTCTGATATAGAACAAAGGTATCTCCAGGTATATCCGTCAGATTTAGTAAACGAACTTGATTGAATCAAATCTGGTTTTTCAGTAGATACAGCACCGTTGGCATTGTCAATACACTTATAAATATGATGATACCCACCAGTTTCTGTAGGTGCAGTTATTACATAAAAATTTGAATTTGATAGGGTTGTAGATGTATTATTATATTTTGCATAAACGGTATTTGAAGTCCAATCAATACGCCTTGCAATTGGAAAAATATCAGTGTTGGTTAACTTTTTACCAAATAACATCGTCCAGTTGTTGTAAAAATTTACAGAATAATCGTCTGATGTTTCTGCAGGCACCGTATTACCAGTCCATTCGTTGGGACTTGCAGCAAAAGCATAATAATACGCAGTGTTTGTTTGAATAGATGATAACATATCATCTATAATTGATTTTTTGAAATTTGAAGTTATTAAACCCATAACTTTCCTTTATGTCCCAATTGCAATCCACAAAACATTTGTTGATGTTGCATTTGCTGTTCTTATTGCAGCAACAGAAGAGTTGACAGAAATTACTGCTGCTTGATAGGTTGCTGTTGATGTATTACTTGTTGCTGTTACTGACCAGCAGTTTGTTGTGTATGCAGAACTAAACGTTGCATTTCCATCAGAACTATTTGCGGATATCCATCCCCAGTTTAACTTAAACCCATTTGGTAAAAACGTGTAACCATTTGCCGCAGAACTGCTGTTGCCTAAAGACAATCCGGTATTCGTTGTTACATTAGCACTTGCAACCCGCAAATAACTTGAGTTTGCAATTGTATTAACAGTTGAGTTACCAATAGAAATTGCTGAACTATTCACAACCGTGCTAACAGTAGAATTACTTAAAGAAATTGATGGAAAAGTAATTTGTGTATTAACAGTGGAATTTCCAACACTGTAAGAATTCGTGGTAATAGTTGTATTAACAGACGTATTACCAATCACATATGAATTTGAACTAATGACAGTATTGGTTGAAGAAGCAGAACTAAGCAAATAAACCGATGAGGTATTAATTACTAGATTTGCTCCAGCAGAAATTGATGTAGAATTTGTTGTGGAAGTTCCAATTACTAAAGAAACACTTGAAAGATTGGCAGAAGTAGAGGAGTTTGCTATTCTTAGAACCGTTGAATTTGCAGTAGTATTTACTGTAGAGTTACCGACGAATACTGCTGATGTATTAATTACAACTGTATTGACCGTAATTGTGTTAGAAGTAAAAACGATATTAGATGTTCCAACAAACGATAAGTTAGAATATAACTCATCAAAGTTGTCATTGATCTTATCCATTGCGTCTCTAAGTGTGTCTCCTGTTCCATCGTTAGGAGACGATCCTAGTGCTACAGTCTGCTTTGCCATATTAATCCTTGCGAGTTGCTATACAATGTTATTTATATCGTTGTGTTAGCAATATATGTTTGATCTATTGATATTGTTGTTCTGTCTACAGATACTGTGTTTGATGTTGAATCCACAGTAATGTTATTAGCAAATGTTATTGTTGCCAAAAATGGTCCATAATCTTCTGAAAACGATATTGCAGAATTTTCTGTTTTGGTTAATTGATATTGACCAAACATCTCTGTACCAGCAATGTGAAATGTATTATACAAAATGTCTTTGTATCTATCTAGTTTCACTGCTGCTTGAATCTGATATGAGAAGTCTTGGTAAAAATAACTATCCTGAATGTATTTATCTGAGTTTAAATGACCCCGGGTTGTGCTCCAAAATCCTTTTTCTACACCCACTCCAGACTTTCTAACCCTTCCCGTTACTTGAGCATTATAGTTGTAATCTGTCAGAGTAGTTGACAGAACAGCATTTGACCCCGTTGTTGTTTTGATATAAACAGTAGGTGTTGATTTGTATCCAGAACCAAAGAAAGACATTGTTATCGAGTTGACAGTTCCATTACTATTTGTTGTTACATATCCTCTTGCAGGAACATTGGGTTCACCACCTGCAAATAACACAGGATCGTTATTTGTATACGCAATGCCACCATTAAGGATTGATGGAGTAGTAACACCACCATATAGATATAACTTGACGAATTCTCCTTCTTGATATCCTTTACCAGAAGATATTACTTTATTGTCACTCACAATTGTATTACTATCATCATATGGAGTAGCAAAAACGTTTGCATATAATCCAAATTTATTTACCCCGTCTACAATATAAATTGGGTCGTTGTTGGTAAAATTTGATACAAGCAAATCTGGACCAACTTTATAAATGGCACTTGCAGTTGAATTTTGTGTTGGTTTGCCATAAAGAGTTATTTGAACATTGCTATCAATCGTTTTGATTATTGCTGATTCTATTGTGTTGGAATCGGAACTGTTTGCTTGTAAATATACAACTCCGTTTGCTTGTAAAAACCTATCAAACTCAGTTGATGTTCCTGTTACAACAGCAGTTGTTGTGTTATAAGACACGTTTCCTGTTAGATTGTTTGATGGTAATGGATTCTTAACGAACGTATAAGGATAGGCAGTATAGTTATTTCCTGCTTTAAGGTTATCTAATGATGTTATAGAACCAACAATCAGATTAGCATAACTAAGGGCATATCCGACATTGGATTGTGAGTTGGATGTTGCTCCTGGTCCAGGAAACGCATAATCGGCAGCATCTATTTGCAAATCCAGATAACTTGCAATAATATCTTGATTATATGTTATTGATTTTGTTGTGCCTATTGTTCCTACCTCAAAACTACCATTAGACCCTGTAGTATCTGAAGGGAAGTTATATACATATGTTTCTGAGTTTAACGGATATCCCCATCCACCAGAAATCAAACTGTAGTTTAATTGCCCCCTTCCTTTGACTAATCCAGTAACCTTGATTTGTCCTTCTATGCCAGTTGAAATAATAACGTTGTTACTATCTCTATCAGCAATTTTAAGAATGTCTCCTTTATTAAAATCTTTTCCACCATCAATCACTTCAATGTGATCCAACGATCCAAGAACAACAGGAGAATTGTTAATTAAATATAAAGTATCATTAGATGTAGCAAACAACTGATCTTGTACTAACTGTTCGCCTATGGTAAATGAACCTTGTTTTGGTGATAGATTAGAAATATAAAATACACCAATGATATTTTGATTGATAGGTTCTGTTACATAACTTTCAACAATTGCTGTTGTGCCAGAAGACAATCCTCTTATCTTTTTACCAACAAACGAGTTATTTAATGGAGAAGGTGTTACTTCAACGTATGTCTTTTCTACCCAGGTCCCATCAGATACTCTTAGTATATCCTTACTTGGAATATACAAATCAATCTTCTGATTATAAATTAGTTTGAATAGCAAATCAAAGCATTGTTCGGACCCTTTGGTTCTGTAGACATCCAACACATGCTTTAGTAGGGTTCTTTTATTAATGATGGTATTGAATGGAATACCATACAAATACTTTTTCTGAAAATAAAACAAAAACGATTCTAATGTTTCGTCAAGGTCTCTGTAGTTGAGAATATTACGAGATTGATTTATTGTATTGCCTTCTTGTTCCATCCACTCGTAATATGCTTTGACGAATGCGATGAATACAGGACCTTCTTCCTGATAAAACGCAGGAAACTGATGTTCAACTAGATTAGATATTTTTTGTTCTATTGTTTCCATTATACTAGTTGCTCAATTACATTTACTGTTACGTCTTGCAAATCAATAATAAGCAAATCTGCTTGCTTAACAATAATGTCTTTTGCTCTTATTGTTCCGTATAATGATATGTGGTTGGTATAATCAGAGACTCTGATTTTATTAATGTTGACTTGTCCTGTTGAATAGTTTACGGTTCCAACATTAGAATTAAGCACAGTAAAGATATCATTGATATAAGTATAAACTATTAAAGTGCCCGAACCATTATCAATCAGATAACTTTGTGTGTAGTTGTTTCCTGATTCATCTTGAAATGTAAACGGAGTGCTTTGTATAACAGTGCTTCCTACTGACAGTTCAGTTGTAGGATACTGTCTGCCTGGATGTAGTGCATTATTAAAGTTGATTTGATATGTCTCTTGAAAATTAACACGAGGAGATAACCTTTTAATCAATCTTACTGTTGTATCGTTGCTCGTAATAGAAATATCAGAATCATCAATGGCAGTAACAAACTTAGAATATCTAAAATCACTATTAAACATTTCTAGGTTTTCATTACTGAAATCGTCTATTGCTCTTTTAACAGTGCTTTGTAGTTCTGAAATCGTTTTGGATGTTGATGTTCTATCAAACTGTACCGTTGTTGTTACATCACAGTAGAAAATAATAGGGTCTGTTATCTGTACTCTTGTTGGTACTGAGACATATTTTTCCAAATAGTTCTGTACTTGCGTTTTAACTGAATCAGGAGTAATATCTTCACCGATTGGTTTAAGAGCAACTAATACTCTACCATATTGTTTTGGTTCTACCGTTTCACCACCAAAAACAGAAACATCATCAATAACTTGACTGAATTCACTTAATACCAAAGATGTATAATCATCAGCAGCAACTGCTCTTTGTTGAGAAGCAAAATATCTTGGTGCCAATCTTCTGATTGATTCTATAGATTGTTCATCAGCACCACCTGCAGCATTAGAAACTGTGGTTACTGTATAAGTTGTCATTGCACCAACGTCTGTCGGATCAAAGTCTAAAGAGAATGACTTTGCACCATTAGCAACAGAACCCGCAGATAGTCTATAATCAATTACTATTGTTGAGTTAATTTTTGGTTTTTTGCCAAATAGATTGTCTCCAAAAAGAATTTCATAATACCCATTCCCAACTGGTTGTATAAAGAATACCTGTGATGTTTCATTTAATCCTAAAAGTGTTGTTGTTGGTGTATAGATATCACCAACCTCTGTATTGTCTTCATAAACAACAACAGTGATGGAATTAGTATCAACATTTCTGTTTGTTATTTTAAATCTTTGATTTTCAATTCCTTCCAAGAAAGTATAAGTATCCTTTACATAAATTCCTTCATATACGTCTGTTTGAAAAGAGAACGTGGTGTTGGAAGAAGAAACGGTGATTGTTTCTGGTATTGTAAAGGTATATGCTTCATTTTTGACAAGAGCAGTAAACGGAGAACCTTTTTGAATGGTATATGGACCAAGGTTTTCGTCTTCCACTTCAAATGATACTTGAATCGTTGCTTTGGATGAACGAACAGAATTTGGTAGATAGTTTAGTTCTTTGGCATGAGAAAGAACAGAGTTTCTTAGTTGTGCTGAATCAAGAAATGCTTCTGACAGCACCATATTCAAATAAAATGCGTTTTTGAATGTGTTGTATGATAAAAGATCTAGCAGAACATTAATATTAGATCCTTCAAAGTCATAGTCTTTGAAAAGTGCTTGTTCTTGCAGATATGTCTTAAAACTATTTTTTAATGATGCGAAATCCAGATCAACTAGATTTATGCTTGTATTTGCCATTTATCATCTAACTCGTTGAATTGATAGGTCTAATGAGAA